TGCTGAAATTAATGCAATTACTATAGACATTTCAAAAGAAACACCTACATCATATATGGATTCGGCTACATTACCACCCACTAATGGAGAGAAAAACGAAACTCCAAAGTTTCCGGATATACGGGCTGCTGATCGTGCTACATTCATATAATTATGATATATTTCTAGTATATAATTATTTCATCGGTCTTAATAATTTCTTACCAACTAGTTCTAATATTATCTCTGGGTCTGAATTCACAAGATCAAAAAACAACATATCTGAGTTTGAATGACCTACATAATGTCCACATACATAACAAATCCATAAATCATGAACATCATCTGTATAACCATACATGTTTTTACCACATGAAGAACAATTCTTCTCCTTACTCATGAAGAAAAAGGGAATCGTTTATTAATAAGGTTTTGCATTAATTACTAATGGCAACTACATTTCATGTATATGATTCTTTTAGTACATATAGAAAATTATATGAAAATAAATCAGATTCTATTTTATATGAAGCTGATATAACTGATTGTTATATTAAAGGAGAACATCTATGGATTGTGACAAACACAAACTTAGAAAAAGAAAGACCACAACTAAACAGAACAATAGTTCATTTTAGAAATAATGATATAAGTGAACATGAAGAAGGAGATGAAAAATTAGTAAAATATGAAGAATCTAGATATAATCCGAAAACAGATCAAATAGAATTCTGTACAAGACGTTTTAGAAAACCAATGATGATAATGAGAGTTGGTAGATTTCATGGAGATAAACCAAAAAAGCCTGTAAAACTTGATTGGTCATATAGATTATATGATATAACATCTGATAGAGTAAATTTGGTGCTTTTAGATGGTTAATTTAGATTTCCTATCCCTAAAATCATTAGGTATGACAAATCAGAAATTAGATGAAGTAGTTGATAGATTAGAAATAATACAAAAACTATTAGAGTTGTTATTAACTCCACCAGATCTTAAAGAATATGAAAAATGGAAATTAGAAAAAAGAAAAGGTTTAGATTAAAACTTTGCCTTACATCCTTTACAAGTTGAGTAACCTTTTGAATGACCATCATTCTTACCCCAAGTCCATGTATAGCCTGCCTTCTTTTTACATTTAGGACAAGCCTGTATAGGATAATTACCTGAACCCCAATCACTCATCTCTTATTACCTAACTCTTTACCCATTATATGCATCCAATCTTTACCATGTCTCTTTTTCATTTTTAACCAGAATGGATCTGCACCAAACATACCACCTTTCTTATTATAATCCTTCATTACTTTAGCTATTCTTCCGTGACATGTCTTACAGAACCTAGCATTGATTTGTTCAATGTTAAATTTGTATTTTCCACAAAAATAACATAGACCATAATATTTGTCTGTTATTTTAGCTAAAAGTGGTTCTCTACCTCTTTTACCTGCACAGTCTCCACAAATATCACATATGGTTGC